GCTCACACCGTCTTTCGGCATGACGCAGTGATTAACGATGAGACTCATGCCACCACCCCCAATGCGAGGGTCAGGCGCGCGGCATCGTGTCCCCGGAGAAATATCCGATGCTGTTGAGCAGAGTCTTGTTCGCCTGATAATCGGCCTGCGTGCAGATGAGTATATTTGTCACTGTGACGGTCGGACTGCCTGACTTGACGTGATAACTCATTGATATCGGATGGGAATTGTTGATGATCATCTTGTAGCTGACACGTTGTCTTGCGTTGATGTCGCCATCCGCTCCGATTATCGAGATAGTGCCGCCTGTGACGTTCACCTCGACGCTGATCTGATATGTCACCCCATTCACGCTCGGAAGGGTCGTGATATTCACCCACTTGTCGGCTTTCAGGGTGATGGTCGAGGATGGGCTCGTGCATAGGTTCGTGACCATCATCGGACATCACCCGCCCGACGAATCGCCTTAATCGCGTGGCATCGTGTCCCCCGAGAAGAAGCCCGGAAGCCCCCCCCCACGGCTTTATCGTAAGTGTCGGCCGATTCGATGAGGATTTCGCTCATCATGCCGATCAAGCCGACCTCCCTCCCCAATTGCATCCTGACGAGGAGATGCTGGCATCCTTCCGGAATCGTGATCTCGGAGTCCACCGTGAGGGTTTGCCCGTCGGCGACCGGCTTGTTCAGCAACTGCTTCCACGAGGAGTTGACGCTGCTGTAGACGATGAAATTGGCGGCGGCCTTCTGCGCGTATACCCTGGCGTGCACGTGATACGTGCCAGCCGGTGGGATGAGGCCGCCCAACAGCGAGAATTGTCCGAAATTATCGCCGGTCGCGGTGCTGGTGACTCTGAGCCAATTCTTATTGTCGGCGACCACAACAGCTTTTGCTGCGCCATTGTTGATTTCCGCGAAGAGTTTTCCGGTGATGAGCGGGTCGGGGAACCAGTTAATCCTCTGCATTCTCGTCTCCCTTCACGGTTTCGAGCACGTCGGCGGGAATCAATTTCATGGCCGCGTTGAGCTGACTGGTCAGGATTGCGATCTGCTTGGTGAGAGTGCCGATCTGCTGCGAAAGCTGGTCGATGACCTCGTTCGCGTCGGCTGGAATCTGAGTCAAAATAGTCTCCTTAAATACGAAACCCCCGCAATCCGCGTGGATTGCAGGGGTTGAAAAAACTGGGAAATACTGGTTAGTCAGCGGCGGTCATCGTGTCGATACGCGTCACGGCCTTCAATTCGTCCAAGGTGAGGGTGCGGCCGAGATTCGTCTTCACGTCCGTCAAAGTGACGGACGTGCCCGTATCGTCGAACGTGGCCAGCACGCCACGCTGGTAGTCGCGCCACGATTCGGCGGTGCCGTCAGCGCTGGAAAACTCCAATCCGAGACGGCACAATTCCGCGCGCACCGACTCCTTCGGCGGACGCAAATCAAGCACACCGGACGGCTCAGAGGGCGTCACGGCAGTAGTGGTATCAGCGGTAGTGGTTTCAGTGGTCTCATCGGCCATAATCAGTCCTCCTTAATTCTGTTGGTTTTGTCTTGGCATGAGCGACTCGAAGAATCGCTCCTCGCATTCGTCAAGCATGTTTTTATTGGAATCGTCGTTCAGGAATTCATCCAATCCGTCGATATTCCTTGTGCAGGCCACGTCGATGCCACTCGACGCTTCCACGTCGGAACCGTCAGCAGTCAACGCGGCCTGCATTCGCGCGTCAATCTCATTAGACATGACAGGCAATCGCATTCCGGCGCGCGTTTCATTGCGTGCGGCGGTCAGCGGATCGTCCAACACTTCCCCATCAGCGGCGAGCATGCTCACGTCGGTCGCGGAATCCGCCAAAGCGTTTTCCAACGCCTCGAACGCCCCGGTCCACACGCCCCTGCCGGTGGCGCGGTCGTACCGGCTCACGTCCTCCCTGCCCTGCATAATCGCCGCGATCGCCTCACGGGTCGAAGCCAATCCAAGCAAAGCCTTCCACGAGACGAGCACATCAGGCTGGAAAACGAAACTGTCCGACCCGTTCACTGGTGGATCGCAGCGAATGATGCACAATCCGTTCTCGTCACGTTCAAAAGTTGCTGACAAGATGTCCTCCAATCATTTGACCAAATAAGCCAGGAATTCCGCGTAAACATCCCTCGGGCAAGGCTGGTCGGCGTTATACAGTTTCAGCGTGAAGCCGCTCTGCCCGCCCGTATTGCACGGATGGGCGATGATGCCGGCCCATTCTGAATCCGCGTTAGCGACGACGTAATAGTGGCCGTATTTCGTCGGACTGAGCGTGCAGTTGACTTGCATTGACGCGCCGGCCGATATGCTCTGGCCGGGATTCGGACGCCACGCCTTCCACGCAGCCTGGCCCTGGAACGTGAAACGGTTCGTGATGCCGCCGAGATAGCCGCCGAGATGCAGGTATCCGGTGCCGATGTTCGCGCCGACTCCGACCTCGCCGTTCGCGTCTTGCGCTCCGAGCCAGCACTCCGAACCGTTCGCGCTATCGCCGGACAGAGTGAGGTAAGCGCTGCTTTTCTTGCTCTCGTCCGGCTCGTCGTAATCCGTGTTCGCCACGGCATGCACTCTGGATGTGACGCCGCCGCTGCCGGTACCGCCTTTCTTGCGCGGCTTCGATCTGAGAGACATGAACGCGGCGGGATCGTTCTTGCTCACGTGTCCGCTCCACAAGTCCAGTTCGCCCATCGAGCCGACCTGATTCGACTGGATGACAGAAGCGATGGCTGGATGACTGTAGTAGGCGGTGGAACCGTTGTATGCGGGGAATTCCAATCCGTCACCAACGAACGTCTCCGAGCCGCTGATCGCATACGAATGGTAGTCAGGGCTGATGCGCACGCGATGACCGCTCACACGGGTTTGGAACGTGCCGGTCAGCACATTGCTCTTCCCCTCACCGTCCAGGTAGACGGTCTGGTTATGGCTCGAATCCCACATCCGCAAAGCCGTGCTATTGAGCTTCATGCCCGTGTTCGCGGCCTCGGAGCTTTGGAAGACGGCGCCGGTGAACACGTAGCCTCGGAACTGGCCTGCCGCCACCTTGTCAGACGTGATAGTGCCAGCCGCGATCTTCACCGCCGTCACCGAATTGGCGGCGAGCTTGTCGGCGGTGATGGCACCAGTCACAATCTTGGACGCATTGACCGAATTAGCGGCCAGATTGTCGGCGTTTACCGCGCCAGCAGCCAAAGCGGCAGTGGTCACGGCATTAGCCGCAATGTCGCCCGCTTGAATCTTGTGGACGTTGAGCAGCGCCACGGTCATGTCTTCCGTGACCTTGAGCTTGCCAGTGGTCACCGAATTGGCGGCGAGCTTGTCGGCGGTGATGGCCAGTGCGACGATGTTCCGAGCCTGCACCGAGTTGGCGGCGAGTTTCGCGGCGGTCACCGCATCAGAAACCAGCTTTTCGGTAGTGACCGAGTTGACCGCCAGCTTGTCCGCCGTGATCGCATTGGCCTTGACCTTTTCGGCGGTCACGGAATCCACGGCGAGATGCTTCGCGGCCACCGTGCCAGCAGCGAGGATGTTGTTCGCCACGAGGTCGAATGGCTCGAATCTCGTACCATCCCACGTGAGGACTTCCACCACACGGTCAGACAAGGGCACCAAGACGCTCGGAGAAGCGTTCGGTGCGCCGGTCCAGTACGTGTAGAAGTCGGCCATGAGGCTGGGAGAATTGTTCTTCTCGCCTTTCCAGCGCGTCCAATACTTTTGCGTGCGCCACCACATGTCACCCGGCTTCAAACCATCATGGCTTGGTTCGTCGGGGCCACGGTAGATCAGGTTCTTGCCGTCCGCTGTGGTCTGCGCCTTTTTAGCTGCGGCCTGCGCCTGATTCGCCTGTGACGCGGCGTTGGCGGCGGCGGTCGAAGCCTTGTCGGCCGTTGATTGCGCCGTCTGCGCGGCAGCATGTGCCTTGACAGCCGCATTGGCCGCATCCGTGGCCGCCTTGTCCGTCACCGCCACCCAAGCACTGCCATTCCAACGCTTCGGCGTGTTAGCGCCTCCAGTCGTGTCAATCCACAAGGTCGAAGCCTTGCGCATCGACGTATCCGGCGCAGTGGGCTGGATGAGCACGTCGGCCTTGCCGTTCGCCACGCCAGCAGCCGCCGCAGCAGCCGTATTCGCCTTCTGGGCCGCGTTTGCCGCGTCCGTGGCGGACTGGGCCGCACTGTCGGCGGTGGCCTTGGCCTGCGTGGCGACGCTCGAAGCGTTTGAGGCAGTGGCCTTCGCAGCCGAAGCGTCCGTCTTGGCCGAAGCCGCGTCGGACTTGGCGGACTTGGCGGACTCATTGGCGGTGTTAGCCAGCGTCTCCGCATTGCCTGCGGTCTTCTTCGCGCTCTCGGCAGCGGTCTGAGCGGCATTGGCCGCGTCCTTTGCCTGACCGGCAGTCGCGGTAGCACTCTTCGCAGCAGTCTGAGCCGCATTGGCGGTATCCTGAGCCGTCTTGGCCGCGCCATTCGCCGTGTCGGCGGTGCCTTGAGCCGTCTTCGCGGCGGCAGCGGCATTCTCAGCAGCCTTCTTCGCATCGGTGGTCTTCGCGGCGTTATCCGCGATGTCGGACTTCGCCTGAGCGATTTCGTTCGCGTTCTTCTCCACGTCGGCATAGCCCAAGTGGTTCCACGCGGAGCCATCCCAGACAAGCGTCTCAATCACGCGATCCGACAGCGGCACGAGCGCGGAAGGAGAATTATTGGCTTCGCCCTGCCAGTAGGTGTAGAAGTCGGCCAAGAGGCTCGGGCTGTTGTTTTTCTCGCCTTTCCACCTCGTCCAATATTTCTGCGTCTTGAGCCACAGGTCGCCGACGATCAGATTGTCCTTCGGCTCGTCAGGCCCACGGAAAGTGTGATTCTTTGAGTGGGCTTCGGCATACGCTTGAGCCGCCGACTCCTTCGCCTTGCCGATCTCGCCATTCGCGGTGGTCAGGTCGCTCTTGGTCTGCGCGATATCCTTCCGGGCCTGCGTCAGGTCGGTCTTGGCTTGAGCGAGCGTCTGATTCGCCGCGTCGAGATTAGACTTGTTGGCTTGGATGTCCTTCTGCGCCTGGGACAGCTTCGCCGCATTGTCCTTCAACGCCGTCTGATTGTCAGCCAGGTCTTTTTGGATCTGCTTGACCTCTTCAGGCGAGACAGCCGAAGCCACCGTCACCGAGGCGACTGCCGACCAGTCGGAACGATTACCAGCATGATCGACAGCACGAAACGCATATGTATGCGAAGAGCCAGCCGTCAAACCAGTAATAACATAATCGCCAATACCAGTCGAAACAGCTGCAATCTCCTTGAAACTACCATTAGCCAAACGTTCGCCAAGAATGTTCCTGTCCCAGTCAATCGGCATGGAACCACCATCAGCAGTTTTCCCATCCCAAGCAACCGAAACCACACCCAACTCAGACGAAAGAATCGGCTTAGACGGTACAGGAGGAGGAGTCGTATCCTTAGCGACAGTCAACGCGAACACGCTAGACCATTCGCCCATCTGATCTGAATACGATGGGACAGCACGCGCTCTGATAAGAATCTGAACACCGCAATCCAGATTCGACCAAGATAACGTATGCTCAGTGGTCGTGCCAGCGGAATGCCACTCATACCCAGTCTTGTTCACACGATATTCGACCGCATACGACGTGATGTCCATGGCGGTGCCATCAGTCGCCAACGTCACATCATCCCAACGGGCCGTAACCATGCCACGCGCATACCCGTTCACATTGATATAAGCGTCGGAATTGGCCGACAGATTCTGCGGAGCCTTCGGCACGCGATGGTCCTTTTCAGGAGCCGGAATCGCACCAGACGCGCCACCCAAATGAGCACCACCGGTAATACCGTTCATACGCTTCGTCAAACGAACCGAGGAATCATAATTCTTGTCGTTCAGAATCAGCGAAGCCTTGAACCCAGTCGAGTCGAGTTGCAAAGTGACCTGTTGGACACGGACCTTCTCACGGTTCGCCACAGTCGGCGCGGTAATCCAATCGCCTATCGTGTAATCAATAAGCGGCAGACAAGACGCTTCGACAACGTTCACGGATCGCGTGTACTGTCCGCGAACCCTAGCCGCGTTAGCCAACGTCGGTTTGATGAGATGTTCGGCGGTCTCCTTCTTGTTCACACCCTGTTGGCTTGAATACAATTCCCAACCGCCCCAAGGCTTCGGAGCGTCCGGATTATCCTGCCGGAAATTAATATTGTCGCCACGTACAAGAATCGAGGAAGCCAACCCGTCGATACTCTCGTCATCGGGAGCCTCCGACACATCCTGCGCAAGCGTCACCACACACGATTTGGACAAGTCACGGCAGACGGCGACGCTATCGGCGTTCCATAACAGCAGTTGCCGGGCATTGGTACGCCAATCGCATAAGCCGTTGTTCACCAGCGAATCCAACACGTCCTGTATGGAAATGCCAAGATCGTAATATATGCTCGGCAGCATGTAGCCCCACTGTTTGCCAGCGGAATCGGCACCGGAAGTGAACCGGCTGCAATCGACTTTCACGCCGCCACGATTCCAATTCTCATCCATGAACGTGCGCATGATCGTGCCAGCGTTCGCGTTCGCGAATTTACGGGTGCCTTTCTCGTCGCCTTTGGTCTCCAATCTGGACGTGTCCAGATTCAGAGCTTTCTTCAACAGCCACCCGTAGGAAACGCCGGTCAACGACACCGTGTCGGATACGTCCAAAGCGTTCCTTGAACGTGAGGCGATGACGAACCGGCCATTATACGGTTCAATCCAGCGTCCACCATCAGACACTTCCACGGCGATTTCCAAGCCGGTTTCAAGACGCCGGTCAAGAATCTCACCACGCAAAGCTTTACGCGAATAGCTGACGGTCAAAGCACCTACAGCATCATGAGTGAACGACACAGTATAGGAAGTCGGCTCAGGCAGCAATCCAAGCTTGCTTCCATTGGCCTGATATGCGACAAGACGAGATTTTAGAGTCTTACCCATAAGCATCCCTCAACTTAAAAAGAAAGAAGCCAGTGGAAATCACCACCAGCTTCTCTTAAACCTGCACGCCACATTCCCGGAACCAGTGGCCTTAACTGCAATCCTGTAGTCACCAGAAACATCAGGATTGACTTGCAACCTACCGGAAGGCAGATAATCCAATCCGACTGTCTCGTTCTGAGAACCGCCAGACCATGCGGAATCACTATCGGAACTCCATGCAGTCAACGATCCCGCATCCAAATACAAGTAAGGCCGAGCATCCACGCGCGTGCCAGACCATGTGATACCGGTACCGGATACCGTATCCTTCACCGTTATGCCCGTCACACCTTTCGGGAAACGAAACACCATGTCTGTTATGGGAGCGTCACCGCAACTATACGGAAGTTGAGTGGAAAGCACACTCGGACTAGCGTTCGGAACGCCCTGCCAGAACGTGTAGTATCCGGCGGACGGCATCACCGAACCGCCGGACATGACCTTCCCGCCGTTCAAAGGCAGTGAGACGGTCTCATGCGTGACGGAACGCCACCACACGTCAGGCATGGCGAACACGGCAGTGAACGGAACAAACCTGTTCGGATGACTCTTGGAATCATCAGGACTCAAAGAGGTCAACTCGACACGGGTACGCTGCTCGACACCATCGATAATCCGACTCATGACAAGATTCGGCATCGTGCACAACCGCATCAGCCTGGATGATTCACCAAGCACATCAGGCTCCCAAGCGCATACCTGCAACGACAATTGACGTTCCGAAAACCTAGGCGTCATGCCGGAAGGGATAGAACCATGCCGTTGCGGAACTGTCGAAACGGTACGGTCAACACTGATGGCGCTCAACAATGTCGAGCCAACAGTGACGATGCAGTTCTCCGAATCAAGAGGAACATTATTCAACTTGTAGAAACACGTGGAAAAAGCCACGATACTCCCCTCTCACATGCCGATCATCGCAGCCTTGTCCAACTTCTGATTCGTCTGAACCGAGATTGGTGTGATGGTCGGATATTGGAAGTTCTGCGTGATGTTGTATGTAGGGCCGCTTTCAAACTTGACATCGTCGGAAGAACCTGCCGAATAGTCAGAAACCATGGAAGGCACCGAAACACGAGTCATACGACGCGCGTTCTTCAAATACTGGCTTGGAATGTCGCCACTCGCATTGATGGCGCTCATCACTCCCTTGCCGTACAGGGCTTCCATGCTATGCACTGCGGCGGCACGTACGACATATTCACCGGTGGACACGTCGGTGGAATCGTTCAAAGCGATGGAATCGCTCGTGTTCGTTCCGCGTCCGACGATCCTGCCGGTTCGTGTCACATTATCGCCTTCAACGCTACCGCCTGTCGCACGCCTCTTCTTGACTCCGAAAATAGCGTTGAACGTCCTGCTCGCCCAGCTTCTGCCCTCGCTCCACAAAGTGCCGAGCATTCCCCAGAAGCCACCGGAAATATTTCCACCGAACTGTGCGTTATACGTGCTTCCATTCCACTGGTTCGCGGTGCGCTCAGCACTGCGTTTCGCAGGCTGGGTGTTGTCCCTCGCGCCGAGTGACGCGGTGGGTCTCAACGAACCGTAGGCGTTGGCGTCGCCTTTCAAATAGTCAATGGTCATCGAAGCAAGATCGGAAGCCTTCAGATTGGTCGTATAGCCATTGCCATCAGTGCCTTTCTTGAACAGGTCGGCATGTTTCCTGACCTCATCGGTAGCGACAACGGCCTGATTGCCGTCTGCGTCCAACACGATGGTGTATTTGCCTGAACCGTCTGTGCTCGCATTGTTCATGAGATTGTTCACGGTTGATTGAACCTCATCCGCGCTGGACAATGCTCCGCTGTTGATGCCGTCAAGGACCGTGGTGAAGATGGCCGTATTGCCCTCGCCGGGGAACAATGCCCGCAAATCAGACAAGTAGGATGTCAGATTCTGCTTCGATTGTTCCGTTTCGGTCTTGAACAATGTCTTGACCTCTTCAGGAGTCAACCCATACAGTTGTTGCAGTTTCTGAATCTCCGACTCCGGGACGCCCATCGCCTTCGCCGTCTCGTAGAACTGTGTTGACAATTCCTGCTGTTTCGCATTCACCTCATCGGTTGACGCGCCGGAAGCGACCAACTGTTCAAGCCAATCATGGCCTGTCGTAGCGAGATTCTGCAAGCTGGTTTGAGCCAACTGTCCAGCCTCGGTCATGTTATTGAACGAGTCTGCGGCACTGTCCCAAACGTTCTGTACGCCCAATTCCTTGATGCGTTGGATGGAATCACCCAAACCGTTGTAAATCTGACCATATTCCGTTGCGACACTCAAAGCGTTCTGCTGCGCGGTACGCTGATTGTTGACGATATCGTTGTACTTCTGAGTGGCACTGTTCAACATCTGCTGACGTTGAGATTGAGTCGCAATGGCAATGGAAACCGAATCGGAATCCTCACCCATCTCGATCAAACTCTTCGCATAGCCGGCAGCATGACCATTCGCGACGGATGTCGCTTCCGCATTATCGATGTACTGCTGACGCGCCTTTTCCATTACTGCTATAAGCTTCTTGGCTGCACCAGCTTCATTACCGTAATTCTGCGTCGCGGTAGCCGAATAGGTGCTGTGAGCATCATATGTGGCCTTCAACTGATTCATCATCGAGTTGTAAGCCTTCGTACTGCCGCTCGCAGCCTTGCTCAGGTCAGTGGTCGAAACACCAAGCTTGTCGGCGGCTTCGGCAGTATTCTTGAATCCAGTTGTCCAATCATCCAACCAGCTCCAACCAGTCTCAGCATAATTACCGTCCTTGAACGCATCCCGAATCGCGGAAGCGACATTAGATAACGCGCCGGAAGCTTCGGCGGCCGAATCAGGAATCTTACCCAACGCCGTCGCAATATTCTCGGAAGCACGCTCAGTCGCCTGAGCTTTCGCATTGTAATCGGAATACGCTGCGACTGCTGCCGTAATGGCAGCCACGCCCCAAGTCACCGGATTGGAAACCGTAGACGCAAGCATCCCACCCAAACCAGACGCAACAGCCTTCACCTTGCCCATCGCGCCCTCAGCAGAGCCGACATTCGACACGAACTTAGAAACAGCGGGATTAGACGCCACCCACCCCTGAGCGACATTCTTCAACGTCACACCAGTACCGGCGGAAGTCACACCCAACTCCATCAAAGCCTTCTGCCATTGCAACGACTTCATCGTGTTCTCAACCACGGCAAGCTTCACCGTGTCCAAAGCGGTCTTGCCAGCCTTGCCGAACGTGGCGAACACGCCCAACGCGGCCTGAATCGGTTCCGGCAGCAACGCGCTGAAAGCCTTAGCCACAGCCTCGGCGGCGGTAGCGATAGCCTGAATCAGCGGAGCAGAAGCACGAAGAGAAGCAGCCAATGTGCCGCCGAACGTCTTAGACAGTTGCCCGACAGTCGAAAGCAACTGGCTGAACATCGGACTCACATCGCCAACAGCGTTGAACACCTTCTGAAATCCGTTGGAAACGCCAGACGAAAAATCGGAAATACCACCGCTACTGTTCTTCAACAGGCGGCTCACATTCTTCGTGAACGAAGCAATCGTCCTACCGGCATCACCGAAAACATTTCCCACGGTATGCCGCAAAGAATAGCCAGCGTCACCAATCTCGGAGAATGAATCACGCATCGCGGACTGCGCCACTTTAGCGCCAACAGCCCACGACTTCAACGTGTCTTGGAACTTTGCCGAATTGACAGCCTTATCCGCCTTCTGCAACTCCTTGGAGAAGCTTTGGATGCCATTCTGGTCCTCAGCCAAAGCGGAATACAAGCCGGAAGCAATACCCATGAGCGCTTTCACGGAATTCTTCAAATATCCAGCCTGTTCAATGACACGCTGCATCGACTTCTCAATCTCACCGGACGCGCGAGCATTATCAACCCAACGTGCGAACTGATCCGCAAGCTCACTCACATACCGTGTGGCACGAGGAAGATACTGGCTAGTTGAATCGCCAAGATTCAGAAAAGCCTTGACAAGGCTCTCAACACCCGGTTCCAAATAAGTCAACGACTTATTCACATCGTTGAAAATGCTGGATACGACGCTTGTCTTATCGGCTTCCTTGACCATCTTGGTCATGCCGACGACGATTCGTCCCTCATGGTCGGCAAGAGTTGACATTTGGGGAATCAACGTGTCGGCAATGGAATCAGCCAACCCGCGAATTGCTGGACGCGCCTGACCGTAGAACGCGTTCACCACACTGTCGGACAGTTTGCCTAACTTTGTGGATGCAATGTCGATCTGCTCGCTCCAAGTGGCGCCCTTTTCGCCCCAAATCATCTTCACGGACGCATAGGCGGCACCCAATCCGACAAGAGCGGCAGGAGCCGCCAATGCGGCCTTCGACATGGAAACAATCGAAGAGCCGACACCAAGCACGCTACGGGACATGTTGATAGCGCCAGCGGAAACACCGGCGAACACGGTACCCAATGCGGAGAAGAATGGAACCTTCTCATCCAACGAGTCCATGAAATTCACGAATTTCTGGAATTGGTTGTTGACGGCGCGAAGACCAGTCGCGCCATACGTCATACCATCCAGCATTTTGCCGAAATCAGTGGCATGGAGTTTCGCGTAAATCTCGACGGAACGCGGGCGGGTGAGCATGGCAAGATGGGCGCGGGCACCAGCCGTTTTAAGGTCGATGTCCATTTCAAGCTTCTTATAATCTTCTTGAAGCTTCTTGGCCTTCTCACGTGCACGGGTCACATCCAAATCAAGATTGACCTCATAGTGGTAGTTCTTATCCTTGCCAGCATGGAACGCAGCAAGATTCAGCTTGTCGATGGCTGACTTGTAATCCGTTTCGATGTCATTCGGAAGACTGCGGAATTTCCGCTTCAACGCTTCCAGTTCGCGTTCCATGCTTTTCGCGCCGTCGAGATAGACCTTCGCGTGGGCGTCCATCCCATCGATCTGCTTCAGACGCTTGGACACGTTCTCAAGAACGTTGACGACCTCGGAAACATCGTTGACGTCAACACGGATGTTCGCCTTGCTGTTGCGCTTCAACTGCTGCATCGCATTGTCAAGCTGTTCGACAAGACGATTGGCGCGAGCCATCGAGACATTGTTGGAACTGCCCAGAGGCTTGACCTTCTCGATAGCATCCTGCATACTGCGAATGTGCTTCTTGACGTTATCCAAAACGTCGATCTGCTTGCTCGCATACGCCGTGGTCAACCGCGTGTTACGTTTCACCGCATCCTGATACGATTTGCTTTTCAGCGTGACCTTGCGCCAAGCGTCACCACCATTGGCGATACGCTTGTTCATCGCGGAAACGGCCTTGTCGGAAGACTGAACTTGCTTGCGCATCGTTCGCAGATCACGCAAAGCGTCGGTCAGCTCGACTTTCGGGGATACTTTACGTTTATCAATGTCCCGAAGAACACGTTTCAGATCGGAGTCATCGCCACGAATCTCAACATTCTGGACGATGCCATCATCCTCGATACGCCTTTTCGCCGCACGCCAACGAGACATGTCAACGTCAGGCGTCACACGAACATCGAAATCGTCATCAGCGTACCGGGCGAGCTTACGGCGGAGTTCTTCGCCAAACCCTTTGGTATTCGGATAAATATCGATTCCAACGGAACCGGCGAGATACTCCACCATAAGAACCCCTGTTTTTCAATCACATGCCCAGAAACGCCTTCATCGACTCGAAGTTGGCGGAAACACGCCTATCAACGCCATCGGCGGCGTGAGGGGGCATAATCGGTTTGAACTCAGGATGCTTGCCGTCCTTGAACTGCAATGTGCCGGAAACCAGCAAGCCGACCTGATTGTAAATACCCAACAGCAGACTCGTATCCTGAGTGAACCCGTGAAAACTCAAACCGGAATCACTCTCGGACTCGGCGCGGGCACGCTCATCAGGATGGTTCAGCAACCATTCCCGATACAACGACTCGTCATAGCCGGCAAGCCCGCCGATAAGGGTCAAAAGAAAACCGCCGTCATACTCATGCATGGCGGCGGGAAGATTCAGATTGTAGAACCTACGGAAATCACACGTAAGCTCTACTTTGCATTTCCGGTAGGCGTCCTTGACGCTTCGGATTTTCCCAAGGACGCGCCATAAAATGCGTTAAGCAGCGTGAACACCTGCACCAGGACAGTCGGAGTCCTGCCAGTGACCCACTTGTGGTAGGCGTCAACGTCCTTGGCGATCTTCTCGAAGAAACTATCGCTGGCAGCCACCATCCTGGCTATAGCCAGACTTGAATCGACATCATCGGAAGTCTTCTTGCGGAACACGCCGTAACTGTCGGACGCCACGGCATCGACGACCATGAAATCGCATGTCTGCGCCACGGAGAACTCATGAGCCGGAACGAACTCAGGGCATCCGGCCAGTTCCTCGTGCTGTTCGACGAACTCAGCCAGCGTGTCAGGAATCTCCGGAACGGTCTTAACAGTGTTCTTATCAGTTTTGGAAGCCATAATCTGTAATCCCCATCAAAAAACCCATCTGCCAATCGTTGGAAAGAATTGCCCCCGCACGGATGGGTACATGCGGGGGCAATAGGAAATCTCAGTCCTTCGAGGTCAAACCCGATACGGTCTGGGAGGAATCACCCGGATTCTTACCACTGGAATCCGGGCTGGTTATTTTGACACGAACGTCTCCGGGGCGAAAATCTGGTACGCGCCAACCTCACCATTGGCACCGGCCTTCAGCACGCTAGTGGATTTCACGACAGCATTGAAGCTGAACTCCGCGAAATCCTCATCGGCGAGACTGACGTTATCGAACGTGAAATCGGTCTCCGGCAGATACAATCCGAAGCTCAGCTTGTCGGAATCATCGTAGGCGAGAACGAACAACGCCAGATGCTGCACCACGGGCTGCAACGGCACGACGATGCCGCCCTGATCGCCGGCCCAACCGCCAGTGACCTTCGTGATGGTGGCCGAATCACCCTGCACGGACGCGCCGGACACGGTGATGGTCGGGGCCTCGGTAGAACTCTTCGCACCGGCGACAAGCCACGTGTCCTTCGTGGTGGTGTCCCCGCCATCCTTGCTGAAGCTGATCTTGTTGTTGTTGGAGGTATGGCCGATATTCTCCCAATTCACGACGGAACCGCTGCCAGCGGCGGCAACAGTGCCACTGTTCAACAAGAACGAGGAAACTTTGGTTGGAAGAGCGGTCTTCGCGGGAGCCGTGAACAACGTACCGCGAGACGCCTGAATCAGACCATCGGCATTAATAGCCATAATGGTGCCTTTCTACTTGAAATTGATAAAAGAAAAGGCTTGACCGATACCGGTCAAGCCTTGAACGAATCGCGGGCAGTCACAACAGCCGACAGCCCATACTCCTTGACGTTCTTGCCTTGATTCTCTTTTGAATCAGACTGCCGCTTCTGCGCCGTCACAGACACGGTGCCGACCGTTCCAGCTGTCGTGGACTCCTCGAACGGCCAACCCTGCACCGTCTTATACAAGTGACGTGCAAAACCGTGAGGATTATTACAGTCAGCGGCCAAAACCGTGAACGTCACGCCGAAACGCCACAATCCACGGTCAAACTGTTCGGGAGCGGAAACATAATAGAGAAGAACCTGTCCACGTTCACCGTAAGCGTTCAAAGGCAAGTCAAGCTCGCTGCAAACCTTCACATCAGGCCACTCCTCGCACGGATACGCCCGATTCAACAGTTCATAAACCAACTGTTCCGCATCGATTGACTCACGAACGTCAATGGCAAGACGCTGAAAAATGTTGTCCGTCACAATCTCACCCGACTCAACGAATCAAACATGATATGTTTTCCCGGAATACGAGCTCTCGGATCACGAGGCCCATACTTGTGCTCAAGCCACCGGTTGAAATAGCCGAACTCCAAATGCGGAGCGACCTGCGTGCCATCACGGCCCATGACGGACATGACAATCTGATGATGCCAGCCGACTTTGCGAACGGAAACCTCGATCCTATCCGCAACGCTTGAATGCGTAGCGGCCTCATTCGCCTTCGCGCGGACGGCAGACACGCTATGCACGGCGGCGCGGCGTGTAAGTTCCGGCCCATACATCTTCGCAATATCGGTAGCGACGCTACGTCGAACCGTGACTCTTCCCAACGCCGCCCACCTCCTTCACCCATTCAGGCTCGGAAATGCCGCCATCAAGATAATCGCCAATAACAACACGACGTGCACGAACCTCCCAATGCCGGGAGAAACGAGAACCACTCCCACGCCACGTAGGAGCGCCGTCGGCATCGTAATAATCGCCCTTATACCAGATCCGGGAATAAATGTCACCGGGCCATTCCCTCGCAAGAATCTGCAAAGGAGTGACCTCTTCCAAACCGCCGGGGTTATCCGAAGATGGCGTCTTATCCTCAGCTCCAGAAATAGAGAACATGCCAGCCTGTTGCGCACGACCCTCAACACAGCAGATGACCTTCACGGGATCGCCAGTCTGCACATACTGGCCGCCGTGCGCGTCCTGAACATGCTTGCGAGGAATCACAACGACATAATCCGTGTCGAACAGCTGTTTCTGACCACCGTAATCGGTTTGGTCATCCTCGTAGAGGTAATGGCGTTCATTCGTATCATCGTCAAACAGAAACGCCATCATCAACCTCCATAACCGGGGTCGAAACCAAGACTGATGTGTGACATCGTGCCAGCGGATTCAGCGAAACCATTCAGAATCGATTTCTCAGCTTTCGACAAGAACAGCCGGGGACTTGGATCATAGCCAGGCTGATTCTGCTGCGGATCATGCTCCGTGTACGAGTAAGAACCGTTCGCTTCGGTTTTGAACCGGTTGAAACGTACTACGCGCAACACCATTTCGCATACGACCGACGCGAAATCACTTTCAGAGAGGCGCCCCTTCTTCAAGCGTGTCCGGACAATCGGGCATTCGCTCAAACAGATGAGAGCGGCCTTTCGGCATTGAGCGGAAATCCAATCAGTGTCGAAATGCTCTTCAAATGAATCCGCGTCGGCGGAACCGTAGACGCGCATATACTTCAACCAGTCGATGTTGTCGATGATTGACGTGCTCATACGCGCCTCCTAGATCATGCGGTCAGAACAGTTGCCTTCAAAGTGCTGTTGGACTTGACCAGCACAGGCAGGGCGGAAGCGTTCACAAGCGCCTCATAGCCCGGATTGGTGCCGGTGGAATCCAGCACGACACCGACCGGACCGGCATCATATTCACGAGTAATGCCATACACGGCCTTCTCCTTGGCTTGAGCGGTCGGACCAAAAGCGGTGTAGCCCATGGACGTGTCACCCAACGCCGGAATCAACAGCACGGTGTTCTCAGGGAAGAACGACTTGACCTTGCCCGGCAGTTCAATCTTCATCTGACGCGCGTAATCCTTGTACATGTCGTCAACGATGATTACGTCTCGAATGTCGGTCATCTGCACGAGCACATACTTGAGTTCGTCATCTTTCAACAGGTTCGGCAGTGAAGCCTTAGCGGTGGTCGGATAATAGTACTTAATCATCGCGGCGTTCTTAGCCAACGCACGCCACACCTTCTTGGTGGTGAGCATGATGCTCGGAGCGTCACCTTCGACGGCATCAATCTTGTCGGCCCAGTCACGCAAGTCCTGGACCGGATCGCCGCCATCAGCCCAAGTCTGACCAGTGGACTTGTTGATGGTCAAAGACGAATCACGCGCGTAATCCCACTCATTATCGAAAGCGGAACCAGACTTCGGGGAAATCTTCGCGTCAACGGTAGCTTCGACACGGTACATCTCCAAAGTAAACGCCAATTCCTTGCCAAGACGCACGAACGCCTCACGCAGATTATCAGCGGCGGTAGGAGTGGCAACCACACCATTCACTTCCGGGTCGATGGTGAAGCTCGAAGAAGCGACACCCTTTACGATATCCTCTTCGGACACACGGTGACGCTTACGCAACGGCAGCATCTCCGTATACATCTTCTTACCGCCAGCGTGAGTCTCATCGTACGGCGCCTCGGCATCATATGCGGAGTACTCAATAGTGTCCACCTCAAAACGCGGCTGGTTCGGAACCCAGCTGACGTTGACACCAGTCGGATTGTTCATGTCAGCCAGAATCTGACCGAACGGCAAAGCGGAAGTGGCACCCTGATAAGCGCCAAGCACGATGCCGGACGCTTCGGCAGGGGTAATGAAATCCTTGTTTACCAGAGCCATAGAAAAGCCTTCCTATATAAGAAAACCCGCCACAATGGGCGGGTTGGAAAATAATTGTTTAAAACGGCCGTCAGCCGAAAATACCGGCGCTCTTCAAAGCGCTCTTCAAAGCGGACACAGTGTCCTCGGACGGAGTGGCGATTTTCTTCACGCCGCCAAGAGCACTGGCGGATGCGGCGGGGAGAGTATAGGAACCGGATGCGGTCACAGTGGACAGCAGTTCGACATCGGAACCGGCACTGACGTCATAGGACAGAATCAGCCCATCAACCTTCGCGCCGTTGATAGCCACCGGCAGTTCACCCTTGTCGATCACGGCCATGTAACGCAAGCCGGAATCAACATACTGTTCCTTCAAACCCTTGCGGGTGAACTCGACCTTGACCTGAGACTCAAGGAAACCGGCAACCTTATTCTGACGGCCATCTTTTGCAGTCGGATCATACGGCCCAAAATTATTAGTGTTATTGATACGAGCCAGCGGAATGCCGGAATACAGGTATGCGACAGTGTTCTCATCGTCGATGGACGCGAAATACTTGGACTCGTTTGCACCGCCAACGAACGTGGACAAGTCAAGAGTGACCTTCTTAACACCGTCAGTAATACGGTTCAGCAGCCACTTCTGCTTATCTTGGGGCGCGGTAAAGTTCTCAGGATGAACCATAGCGTTTACCATAGGTTTACTCCTTCTTGGAATTAATCAACGAATGCTTAAGCCCAAACTCGTAGCCACTCTTCGCGTCACCCTGAGCGGGAGCGTGAACATGCGGCGCGGAATTGGACAAAGCGGTTTTCATAGCCTGTTTCCCCGTGTTACGCGAGGAATCATCGGCGGAATCATGCCCACCCGTTTCAGGTTTGCTCGGCATGAACTGAACATACGAATCGGCCCATTTGATGATCTCGTCAGGGTCGGTTTCCTTGCACAAGGCATCGAAAGCCTCGTCCGTAATCTCAGGATGCTGCTTCTGCGCGGTCAGCCTGGCGATACGAACCTCAGCGTCAGCGAGACGGCCTTCCGTGTCGGCAAGCTTTGCTTCGGCGGCATTGGCGCGATCACGATTCTCATACATCTTCTGCTCGTTCTCACGGGCCTGATGCTTCCACATGCCCAACTTCTCGGAAAGGTCATCCGCACCATTCTTTTGAGACGCCGTATTGGCGGCTACAGGAGAAGTGGCAGTGTCCTTCGGCTGCGCGTTCACGCCCGTTTCAGGCGCATTCGTAGATGCCGCCGTTTCAGCGGTATTGGTATTTTCATCAGCCATTAGGCTTGAATCCTTTCAATAGTGTTACGCGGCCTCGCCAAGCATCGACCGCATCTGGTTGAGCATGGTCTTCTGCCATGCCATAGCCTGTTTCAAATTCTTGGAAGGTTTGAACGTGAACGTTCTCCCCTCATAGCGGAAAGTCACCGGCTTACCGGCCTTCTGCACTTCCTTGTAGCGCCGGTTGAACTCGATTGCCCGATTCTCCATGCGACGGCATTGAGTCAACGTGGACTGACGGTCAGGCGTATGCCAAGCGTCCGAATCCTTCGACGGAACCGGATCAGGCGTATCCTCAGCATCCTCAGCGAGAAGCACGGGGCCAAGCTCTCCATGAGTGATCGTCTTGACTTTCACCTGCTTCAACGCGGACGCGGTAGTGCCACCGGCCTCGTCGTACAGTCGTTTCAAATCCTTCTGATTCAACTGGAATCCGGGGTCATAGTCGCTGCCAGCCGGTGCGACACCGCAATGGCAGTTAGCGTGCAACGGCAGTAGGTCGGCAGTCGAATACCAGCGGTCAGCAGCCACGACGCACAAGCCGCACGAGCCGGTCTTGGATAGTTCAGGATGCAACACCCTGCGGTATTCCAAAACCTTGCTACGCCGATACTTGTCAAGCGTGGCGCTCGTCTGCGCTCTGGACACGTCCTCGTCAACAGTGGTCTGCAACCGGTTGAACGCCTGTTCAAGCCACTTGTCAACCTCACTGAACAATTCATCGGTCTTATCAGGCCAAGACTGCGGGCGAATCGCAGGAGACTTGACAGCGGCGGAACGATACGAGTCAGCCGGACGCTGGGCCACAAGCCACGGGTCGGTATTGTCACGCGGAAACACGAGATTCGGCACATCACCCTTCGGATTGACGCCGACAATCCTCAACGTTTCATCCGCATAGGAAACACCCAACAGGCGCACCTGCTGAATCAACGCCATCTCCAACAACGCCATGCGAGCCGCGACGGCAAACGTCATGCCATCATTCCACCAGTCAGCGGGAGTCAACATATCCCACATCCTGCGCGCCTGACTCACATACTGGTTCACCAAAGCGGCACGAGCCTGTTCAAGCGTGTCGGACAACGATTCAAGCGTTTTCCCAGACATCAGGACTCAATCTCGCCTTCATCGACAAGCTCGACATCAACATTAGGCAAGCCATCCACAGCGGACTGGGTTTCATCATCCCAACCCGTAGCAGGTTCCACTGCGGCAACAAGCTTCGCAGTACCCTTATCCGACTGGCCGGAAACATTGAACTGGTCGGCAAGACGGTTCATATCATCCTCGGCAACATCCTGAGCCGTATAACCCATCTTGTGCGTGAGAATCGTCCTACGAGCCAACAGGCCGCTCTGATACAACAGTTGGCAAGCCTGAGCCTGCTCAAGCGAACTGGTCGTATCCATCGGCTTCCACACCATCTCGAACTCGCTCTGCGAAGCCTTAGACCCATCCAACGCCAAAGCCATACGAATCATACGGACAATAGGCTCAGCGTCAAGATCGTTCATGGTCTGAACCTTGAACTTCAACGTCTCACGCTTCAACTCCGCACCATTCGCGGAACCCTGCACGTCAGGCGAAAGAATGTCCAACGGAATGCCGGACACTGCGGCAAGCTGCTTCACGTCGGAAACGATGATGTTCTGCAAACCACCGGTATCGGTGGTCTGCGACTCCCAAATATCAACACCATCAGGAAGTTTCCACAACGCAGCCGGGCCAACCGCGAACGTGGACGCCAAATCAATCGGATCACCGGCCTGTTTCTCACCGTCGATGACTTCCTGATCCTCCTCGGTATACGTGGTCGGAACAGTACCCTTGATCGCACGCTGACGGAACGCCTGCATCATCGTGATGCACAGGCGGTCGAACACCTCACGGTCGATACGCTTCAACATCGGAAGATACGGCTCGAATAAGCCTTGACCGTCAACCGTGCTCAGCCGGACTATAGGCAATGAGTCACAGTCCAGAGCGTAATCGTATTCGTCGCCCTTACTATCATCCCACTTCCAGTTCGTGCCAGGACTCCACGCCTTGCCTTGATTGATGAAAACGGCAAGGTCCCCATCATCGGAAGGATTGACTACAGTACGTTCGGATTCTCTGTACGCCACACGCGAATACACACGCTTGGAGAACCCGTCATCGTCACGTTCGATACGGAACAAGGTAAGAGTCTCGACACCATGCTTGTCATCATGCGAATACATGATCGCCGCATCGTCATTGTTGGACATCCACGCTTCCCAAGGACTCAACGCCTTGATATAACGGTTTCCCTGCCCTTCTCCAACGAGAGCGAACGAACACCCGTAATCGCCCTTGTCAGGTAGTAGATGACGGCGGAGAATGAACGACAGGCCACACTGCTTGGCCATCTGGTCGGCATCGGTATCCTTCAACGAGGAATCCTCAACCTTACGGAAACCATTAGGTTGCTGCCGGTCGGTCACACTCTCGCTGATACGACGTGCGAGATTCACGACACCCAACTGGCGCATCAGTTTGTAAACGGGAGCCGCGTTCGGGTCAACACCCTGCGGAACACTGCTCTTGTCCACCATCTCCTTGCCATCCTTGAACAACTTCAACTCGGCAATATCCAAGAGACGGGAACCCCACTCCTGCGCCAACGACGTAATCACGTAAGCATCATCATCATCAATGGATGCCCCATCAATGATTAGCTGCAACTCTGCCACAGGGCACCTCTTCCATCAGTAGATTCTCGACGGCGCGTAACGCCGCTTCTCGTCAGCCAATTCCAAATACTTTCCACGCGCCGTATAAGCCAACAGGCCAGCCATGCACGCATCAATCTTGTCCGGCGAATTAGGAGACTCCTTATAAATCGCATAACCAGTACGAGTCTCCCGCCTACGCGCATTACGGAAATGATTCACCAATCGCGGATCGGCAAGCAACGCTATATCATCCTTGATGGGCTTCGACTTACGTTCAGGCTCCGTATACGGGTACCGGAACGCGGTATGAGCGTTATCCAACGCAACCTGCATGTCCTTATACCAGTTGTTAGTCCAGAACTTGATCTTGTCGCCACCCTTACGCGGCCCGACCTTCAACTTCTTCCCATAATCCTTCTCCCAGCCGCCAATCATCTGCTCGAAATAGGCGACATCAGCGAAGAATCCGACAACGTTGTAATTGTCCATCATCCAACGAACCATGCCGTCGAACGCATCACGGTTCACACGCCAAGTGGCCTTCTCGGGACCATCGGGCGCGGATTCAAGCTTTATCAGGAACAACATGCCATCGGACACGCGGCATCCAACAAGAGCCGTCGAATCATCCGACACGGAACCATCGAAGCCAAGCGTTATAGGCTCACGTTTCGTCACGAACCGTTGCCACGCGCCATCCAAACGAATCGAATTGAACGCCGTATGCATTTCATCCCGATACAGCATGTGGGACTGAATATCCGACTCGGTAAGCCAAGCGTCATGCACACTCGACAAAGTGTTGAAAAAATAGCGCATCGAATCAGCAGGATCGGAGTCAGGCTGGTAAATCTGGTCCATCTGACCATTCAGGTCAATCCACCCATCCTTCGACGGGCCAAGCTCACCATCCCAATACGTGTGACCTTCGGGGTCAACACCATCAGCATTCAACACGGTCATACGACCATCGGGCAATATCAGATGATCCTTACCGTCCGAACTCTTCGCACTCGCACCATACGCGACCTGCAAGGCGCGGAGAACCTTCTTCTCGTCAGCGAAATCATCCAAGTCGATATTCGCATACACATGGTCGAAGTAGATGCCGCTACGATGCTTGATTTTGCCCGAAGCGGTATCCCACGCATACTTGTACGATGTTTCAGCGATGGACTCTTCGCCTGGCTTGTACATGGTGGACGTTTCAAGAATCCACGGGTCTGCATCACCTTTACGTTTGCCGAGGTTACGTTGAACGGTCTTGTACATGTTGCGAAGCTTGTTCGTGTTGTACAAGTGGGTTTCATCACAGGCGGCGAACGTTTCCAAACCGCCATCCTTGGACGCGGCACCACTCGTGGTGGGAACAATCTCCCCACCCTCCGGCAATCCGATACGAGTACGGCCAACATCAAGGCCGACACCCTTCAACTGGCTCAAAGGGCCTTGATCGCAGTTGTAGTAAATCGAATCGAAGATGTTACCAGTCTGACCTTCGGCGGTAGCCAAGCAGAGAATCTGCGGCATCTGCACCATACGGCCGACAGGCTCACCCTTCGCATACGGGTAGACCTCGCCCAGAAACTCGTAAGTCTCCCCCTCTTCCGCCCAATGATCGAACCTGCAAGGAGCCAAACCCTCGAACGCGCAAATGCCAGCGGCCTTACCGGACTTGTTCTTACCCTTCGCACGCGAATAAAACACACGATTGAACCGGCGGGTACCCCACTCGGTCAACGCATAGGCGTGCAGCATGAACACGTACTCGTCCATGTCGAACGTCTCGGGCAAGCCAACACCGCCACCACGACCAACACGGAAGAAAGTCTCAATCCACCAAACCGCGAACATTCCCATCGAACGAGTCAAATCCTCGCCATGCAATTCGGGAATGCGCGTATGCATCAGGCACCACCATCAATGACACGCAAACCCAATGCGGAAGCACGCTGCCTGTTCCGTTGAACGTTACGAGCACCCTCAGTATCGCCCTCATACGCGGAAGCCTTCATATCGTCAGGCTGCGGAGCATCGAACTTCAACCTCACACGAGCTTCGGGCGTAATGCCCAACGTGGCCTCACGCTGACGAATCTCGGAAGCCAACATCCAACGGCCCTTAGTCTTCGGACGCCAGAAATCATCCTTCAACAACGCCAAATCCTGAACCGCGTACCAGTCGGCCTCAACACCCATACGCTGAGCCAACGGACTGACACGAAGCGACTCATACCACTTCTTCGTCCGTTCAAGCCACTCCTGCCCATCAGGGCGAACAGCAGGAAACTCCAAACCCATCGGACTATCAGGCGCACGAAGAATCGGATTCTTCGACTTCTGCGCACCACGACCATTACCAGCCACAGCCAGCCTCACAATCCGCCCGTTTCAGGCAATACGCGAAGCTAGGACGTTCCACCCTCGCAACGCTTGTGAACCAGCAGACGATTCGCCAAAGTCGCACTATGCGACTTCTCCAACGGAACCTTCCACACGAAAGCGGCACCATCGGCACCACTCGAACCAACATCAACCAGCTCATGGCATTTCGCGCACAAGCCGCCACACTTCTCAACCACCTGAGAATCAGTAAAAGACTCAACAACAAGCTCGGACTCAAGCTCGGACACGTCAACCGGACGCACATACATAGTCGTTTCAGGCTTCACCGGCAACGACTTATCATCATCACGAGCACGCTTATACGCCACACGGCAACGCCCAGAACAAAACAACTGGTCGGAACGCTTCGGATCAAACCACGTATGGCATTGAGGACACATGCGCTGACGCAACGGCTTCAGCGGAGACCCCGAATAACGGTCACGGTCGTAATGCGAACGACACAATCCCTTCGCACACACCGGATTAGCGCAACCGGCAACCGCGCACATGAACTCATTCACTTGAAAGCCGGGTGAGAATACCAACGCTTCTCCCTCCGACTCCTACCCTTCGCACGACGAACCTCAGCAGACTCACCCTCGGTCTTCCGCTGATGATGCCAACGACACAACACCCACAAATTCTCAGGACGATCATCATCATGGACGGGATTACGAACCTTATGGTCAACCTCATTCCCATACCGTCCGCACAGGCGAACATTCCCGTAATCATCCTTGACCGGCCACTGGCACCTATGCCCATCCCGTTCAAGAATCATCGCACGGACACGCGGCCAATCAGGATTGAACCGTTCATCACGATGGGAACTAAACCACGCCACAATGCCTCCACAAAAACAGGGTTGGCCGGTGCTGAGCAGGAAAACACGCCAAAGGGGAAACATCCCAGCAGGAAAAGTTCTCAGATCAACCAACCCAAGTGCTCCGGGAGGGATTCGAACCCTCACACCCTACAGGTAGCGCATTTTGAGTGCGCCGCGTCTACCATTCCGCCACCAAAGCAAAAGAACAAGCGTCCCACACTCCACCCACAACAGGAGCATGGGACGCTCGTTCAACCCCCAGAGAGCCATAAGGAACCAATGGCATCATCACAATGGCTTTTTACCGCCAGCCACGGCGCGCGGATGCTGAGGGAGTCGAACCCCCGAACCGTTCCCGGTCGCCACCTTAGCAAGGTGGTGCAATAAGCCACTCTGCCAAGCATCCAAAATGCAAGAGCCGCCGCAGCGACTCAGGAGACTGTTCCCGCAGACTAGGCGGGTCAGCTAAAACTAGAGCCGCCACAAGACGACTCCGAAGACCTTTCCCACAGCCTGTGGGTAGGCTGAGCACAGCATGTTGGACTCGAACCAACATCGACGGTTTTGGAGACCGTAATGCTACCGGTTGCACCAATGCCATATACCCGACTTAGTTAACGTCCAAGTCGGAAAGACGTTCGGCATGGTGGAATGGGCTTTACCACCAACGGCAAGGAACGTGAAACATCTATGCACCCGTTTGGCCGTGCCTCCCCTTCGGTCATCAACCACCTGATTAAGGCAGGGAGCCTCTTATCCCCCACATGTTCCAGCGGAGATATTCGAGCAATGCCATCGATCTCATAGGCAGCTACCCCATGAAACCTAGAGCAAACCCCGGGAATCGAACCCGGCAACCAAAAGGCTGTGCCAACAGGATTGCAGACCAGCCCAAAATAATAGGTACGAGTCCATGTAAGCCACGTCCGGGATAGACTGGTCGGATTCCACTGCTGACTGCATCACACCTAGGATACTCACGCTACGCGCAATGAGTGATAGCAGCCAGATATCGATGCGGACCCGAGCTGCGCTCTACCACCATCAACATCAATCCAAGGAACATTATACACAATATGTAGGGTGCAGAAACGGTTGCAACCACTAAATATGTGAAGACTTCGTAAGTAACGGGTAATCCAAAAATGTTCCAGCGAGCATTCAGCGTCAGCACTAGAGAGCCAGCGGCCTTGCTTTTTGCGCCGGGGGGAGGCTCCCCCACGGGGGGTGTTTGTTGCATGGTGCAACGTTGGAACGTTTGTACGATTGTGTTCTGGCGTGTCGTGTGATATTTGCGCGGGCGCGATCGTATTAACGTCGCGCCTGGCCGTCATGTCGTGGCCGTGGCTATGTCGTCCCTGGCCGTGGCCGTCGCGCCTGGCCGTCGTGACGTCCCTGGACATGGCCGTCGTGACGTGGCCGTGGCGTCCCTGGGTGTGGCCGTGGCGCGGCGCGGCCGTGGCTGTGGCGCCCGCCGTCTTTTTGCCGCCGTGCGGTGGTTGCGACACGCCGACGAATGCTAGTGTTTGCAATGGTTTTGACATGGTTCATGTTGGCTCAATTTGCACTACATACGTAGGACGTGTATAGTGAGAGCCATCAAGCAAACGACAACGAAAGGAACGGAGATGAAGAGACCACCACCACGAAGGCCACCACCGCAAGGACGGTGACACGAAGCCCCCTAACAGGCGCGGCATGGATGATTGAAAACTGAAGAGTGGACGCGACAAGGACGCGACGGAATGCGACTAGGCATGATGCACCCTCACACCATGCAAGGCTGAACCGTCGTCGAGTCGCTAACGTGGCGCGGTGTCCGGCATGGAATTGTCCCGCGCTGTCTGAGTGGTCTACAATGGCCTCTAATCCAAGTTAGGAGTAGGGCCATGGGATTGAAAGAATTGAGACTGAAGCGCGGGTTGACGCAGCGTGAGCTAGCCGAAAAGGTTGGCATGTCAGGCGGCAATATCTCAGATATCGAGAGCGGTAGGCGCTCTGAGGCTAACTTAACCTTAGCCACTGCGATAAAGCTGTGTGACGCCTTGCGTGTTGCTAATCCGCGTAAGCTACTTGATTCTGATTCTGAAACTTCGGCAGATTCTAAGTAATCCGCCAGGGCTATCGGTGCTCTTTATGGGCGCGGTAGTCCACGAATGAGTTGAGCCGGATAGTTGCAGCTATCCGGCTCGATTGCTCAGTAATTATTAACCAACTAACTAGAGCCCTCTTATTCTAGCAAGGGGGCTGGAATGGAGTGTCAAAATGTATACCGTTGATGAGACCTACAAGAATATCGAAGCCAAGTTCAAGCCCCGCAGCAAGTGGGACCAGGGTGTGAAGGATACCGCGTTGGCATTGCTTGATTCGCTCGACATGCCCGAAACGGTTCTTCCCGAGCACTTCGGATCGCGTCGCGCGCTGTTGCTGAACGGCGCGGACAATTGGCGGGAATACAGTTACGGCGGGTGCGCTCTCGTGTACAACGTGGATATCGCCGCCCGGTTCTTCACCCCGTCCGAAATGCGCCGGTATATGGCTGATGGTCATGATGCAAGCATGGCGTTCCGTGGCGAGCCTCTGCTTGACTTGCAGGCGCGTGCCCTCAGCCAGGCGGAGCGTGTTATCAGCCGGTACGCGCGGGAACACTGAGGGGCAAGTCATGTGTGAGAAGTGCCCCATCGATCAACGTTACCCGTACTACGGTTTTCCTGTGACGCCAGATTCCCGCAAGCTGCGGGATGAGGCCGAGCGTTACCGTGAGATCGCTATCCGCTGTTTCGTTGCCGAGAGCGATTGTGCCGACGTGAAGCGGGCGGATGCGCTGTGGCGTGAGATGTGCCGTGCCGGTGATGAGGCGCGGTTTCTGTGCAGCAATGCGCGTCGTTTGGAGATGGAAGAAGCCCTACAGTGTCGGGCTATCGAATATCCCAATTGTCCTAACCGCAAGCGTATGCGCTGACTTATTTCAGGCTTTCGGGCGTGAGCCTATCAATCACGCCCATATAGCCCGTTCGGGCATTACATTCCAACACAATCGAGGTGCTTTAAAAATGTCTTTTGTTACAGTTGATTTTCCTGATATTCGTGAATCTGATTCCGCAGAGTATGCGTATCTCGCCAACGTGTGCAACACTACGTATTCACACAATCAAAACGCTTGGCGTTCGCCTGATGAAAACAGGCTTGACGGAACCACGTATGCCGCGTGGTGGTTGATGGATGAATACTATACGCGCGGTGAACATGCCATGATTGGTGAGTGCCGCCGCCTGTTAACGAAACGTTGCCGTGCGGAACTGCACAGCGAACACAATAGAGAGTTTTGCACCGGATTCTACACGGTTGTTGATTCCGTTCTTTCCAAGTGAGGTGTTCGCAATGCGTAAGAAGATTACTCTGCTTATTGCCGTGCTTGTTGGCCTGTTGGCTTTCGGCGTGGCTTGTTCCACAGCGCTTTCCGATCAGCCGGTTGCCGATCCGCATGGCACGCCTGAGCAGCAGTGGACGTGGTGGCGTGAGACTTATGCCACGAAGGATTACGGCCAAGCCGACCTAGCGAGCTACCGCGAGTTGTCAGCCATTCCGCAGTGCGGCATGGAGGACGGTAGCACTTCGGACGGTTACGAGCGTATTTGCGAGTGGCGTGGAAGCGTTGACGGCAATCAATCCGGCACGTCATATGTGCTCGTGAGTGGCAGCAAGGTTTTGGAATGGTGAAACCGCTCAGGGCCGTGCGGTTGAACGGCCCAATCAAATAATCAAGTTTTTTATACAAGGGAGTTTTAAAAATGTCGAACAAAGTTAACGGCCTGTGGGCAGTCAATTCGTCCAGTGTCTTCATGTTTTTCGATTCCGTCAATAGTCCGAGCGTGTGGCGTTTCGAGATGAAGGATGGCGTTGAATCATGGCGGATGATTCCGGGCGTGAAGAATGCTCAGGCGGTGCGTGGTGTAGCTGCCGCGTATCGTGCTGACGGTGGTACGTGGCTTGACCCTAACGGGCCTGATTACGCTCAGGCGGTGAGTGAGATCGGTGACGTGCCGTTGATCGTGGAACGTGGCGATTGCATGGTTTCCTCTGATTGTGGGGATTATACGGCGCATGGCGTGAGCCTGTCGGACGCCGACCGTGAGCATGGTTGGGAATTGTCTTATGAGCATGGCGGCATGGTTGTGTCACGTGACATTTCATTCCTCACCCCGGCCGAGTGTGACCATCCTGAGATGTGCGAGACTTACGATGATTTGCCGGTTGTCGCCCCTGAACCGCAGTCGGTTGAGCCTGAACCGGATACGGTTGAGATTCCTGAAGTGCCGCCGATTCCGTCCAAGGATACGCCGAAGGTGATTGCGCAGCATGGCGTCAAGGCGCGCGTGGTCACGATTCCAGGTGGCAAGTCGGTCAAGGAGTTGGCTGACGTGTTTGGTGGATATGCGCATAAGCCGCGTGGCTTCCGTGATTCCAAGGGCCGTCGCGTCGCATATGTCGCGTTCGACGGTAAGAGTGGCGTGGTTGCGTACCGTGACTACTACCAGCGTGGCAGTGACCAAACGTTGGAAGAGTCCGTGGCCGCGTACCTCTCTCAGCATGAGATTGTCGAGGTGGCCTGAAATGTCACGTGTCGTCATCACAGCACAGCAGGTCAAGGCCGCTTTGGAGGCTACCGGCTATTCGTCCATCGAGTCGAATGTTCAAGCCGTATTGAGGGAGATTGGCAAGCGTCCCGCATTGATAACCGCGTATCTCAGCACGGTTATCAACGCCGCTGCCGACAATCTGCCTGATCCGCGTCATATGGATTGCCTGTTCTGAAAAGTTTGGCCGGACGGTACTAGGAATACCGTCCGGCCATTGCAAACAGTAATTAACTCAACCAAACCATTTGCAAGGAGATTCTACCATGTCCCGTCATTTTTACGCTGTTTATTGGCCTTACGGTGTCAACACTTTCAATTTCGACCATGAGTCGATTGGTACTGTTGTCCCGTTCGATACGGCTAAAGCGCGTGACGCTTACGTTGCTGCTGACCGGTTCGACGGTAATTTTCATAGGAGCATGCCGGATTATCGATTGACGCGCAAGATGATGCTTGAGGCGCTGAGAGAGTTCCGTTCGTTGGATTCCAAGGGCTATGCAGGTTGGCGTGTGGATGGCGTCTTCTATGAGTCTCTTGGTGATGCGTACAAGGCGATGTTCGATGCTGATGCGCAGTTGCGTTATGAACTGTTCGGTGACGTTGATTCGAGGGAGGCGTGAGTGTCATGGAAACGTTGAAATTGTGGGCTGATTTTCATGTTGGTCAGCAAATGTATGCATATGACCATTTTGATGTGGTCGAGCGTAAGCGTTATTGGCGTCCCGTGTCGAAAACGTATCTTGTGTGCGCGTGGTTGCGTGACTTGATTCGTGGGATGCGTGATGCGCGCTTGGGTGGATTCCAGGGTTGGTTGTACTGCGTTGTCAAGGATGGCTGGTTCACCACTCAGGAGTTCATGGGGTTCAACGATGAAATCGAGGTGTTGTGATGATTGACGTGAATATGCTGCCACGTGAGCTTACCGGCTATGTGGGCCATGTCTGCGGCCTGTGGTTCGGCAGTTATTTTACTGATTTTGAGCCTGTGTTCGTCCATTCCACGGCGGGCATCATCGGTGAACTGCACGAATACCTGGTGGATACGGTTCAGGACAATTCGATGAATGGCGGCTTGGATTATGAGGATGCGGAAGAGTACGCGAAGTTGGCGGCTACCGTTCCGTGGTCTATGGAAGAGATTGACCACGTGGCGGAACAGTCTTTCCGCTACGTGTCTGACCGAACGTTGCAGGTGGCTTACGCCTTGTGTGTCCTCACTTTTGATGCGATGTTCCCGCAGAAAATCGAGGTTGTCAAACCGGACGTGCGGGAGACGTTGTTGAGCGTGGCGTTCCCGCATGATTGGCAGCGCCGCATGGCGGAGTCTGACCATGATCGCGTGAGCGCGTATCGCATGGGTTTGGAATGCGTGACGAAAGCGTATGACAAGGTTTTCGACCGTCTTGGGGAGGCTGACTGACATGACGCGCAGTAGGAACAGACGGCTTCGCCTCATCCCATCGCACCTTCCGCTGATCCGCGACAAACTCGCGGAATACGAGCGGGTCGCATTAAAGGGGGAGATGGCTGCGCACTCGCAATACGAGCGGAGCATGGAAGCGGCTTGGAATTTCGCTGATAATCTCGCCGTCGCGCAGCTTTGGTGGATCAGCCGGGACATGACGGCGCTGGCGGAAGATACCGTCCGGGCAGGTGATTTCCCGAAAATGGACGCGCCGGCGCAAAGCGGGCTTATCTTCTTCGACGGGGATGTCCAAATGGTCAGATTCCCCGTGACCGACGACGCGACGGGAAGGAAGGTCGGAGACGCCCATGTGTCGGCGCTCTTCTGGCAATGCGACGGCAACGGCGATATCGAATTGATGGGATTCACGGACCATCCATGCGCTCTGAAGGAATGCGACGCGAAATCATTCTCACTGCCGGTCATCAGATTCGCCAACGGCATTTTCAATGAGCATGTCGGCGGTTTCCGATGGTTCGGCGATCTGCTGCGCGCGGTGTGGGCGTTGAGCGCGGAACCGCATATCTGCGAGGCGAAACCGGCGAAACCCGATATGGAGCATCCGCTGCCGCCGCGTTTCGACCCCGAAATACGCAAAGTCAAGATGCTGGTGCTGCGTGAGAATCTGCATCGTCCGGGCGGAAGCGCCGATGATGACGAGCGGGTGCGACGTGAGTACTCACATCGTTTCATCGTGCGCGGCTTCTGGAGGGATCAGGCGTATGGGCCGAATCATTCGCTGAGGCGTAGGCAGTGGATTCCGCCATTCGTCAAGGGTCCAGCCGATAAGCCTTTGATCTGCAAGGAGACGGTGCGCATATGGAAACGGTGAGCGACATGATCGCCGGTTTTCTCGCCGGCCTGACGCCGGGTACAAGGGCGCAGTATCGGAGCGTCGTATCGCGATGGCTCCGCTGGTGTGCGGATAACGGCATCGACATGCTGCGAGCGAAGCGCACTCATATCGAGGTGTTCGCCGCCTATGACGGCGGCATGCAGCCAGCGGCGAAAAACACGGTGTGCAAGAATCTGAGCGTCGTTTGCTGCCTCTACCGCTATCTCTGCGAGGAGGGGTATATCGACTGCAATCCGGGCGAGCATGTGCGTAGGCCGAAACTGTACGGTCATTCGGATGGCACGTACCTCACCCGCGAGCAGGCTAGGCTTTTTCTGGCCGAAGCACGCGGTATGGGTGCGCGGACGGATGCCCTGTGCAGTCTGCTGCTGTTGACCGGTGCGAGGGTCGGTGAGGCGCTCGGATTGGATGTCGAAGACTGTCATCTGAATGACGGGCGTCCGTGGGTGCGGTTCGACCGCAAGGGCGACTGGTCTCAGCGTGTAGCCATTCCCTCCGAGGCGGCCGAAGCTCTCGCACGACTCATTGGCGAACGTAGGCGTGGTGCGGTGTTCCGTGAGGATTCCGGCGCGCGTCTGCGGCAGCAGACCGCCGTGGGCATCGTATCGTCCGTGGCATTGCGCGTGGGCGTGCCGGATATTTCGCCGCATTCATTGCGGAGGACGTTCTGCACGCTCTCCCGTGACGCTGGCGTGCCGGACAGGGACATCATGGCCGCAGGCGGGTGGAACAGTCCGCAGATGCTCGACTATTACGACATGTCCCGTCGCGGGCTGAATGGCAAAGCTGGCGACGGATTGCAGGATTATCTGGGCAAGGAGGATTGATTTCCACAACACGCCCGACTTGAAATGATACCAATGGTATCATATACTTGTAACCACAAGACAGGAAGCACAAGGCATCCCCACAGACTCAAGGAGACTGAAATGATTACCATACGAATCGAAAAAACCAGAGGCCACAAGTGGAATGAGACTGGCACATTCGCACTGGAGTTCCCGAAGTCGGAATTACGAAAGCGCGTCTATGATTGCCAGCTCGACAAGGACGGCGAAACCGAAGACGCATGGCTTTGCATCCCGTCCGAACGGCTCCGCGCCAAGTATGAGCGGCTCGTCAGCGACGAGGAGTCCACGCAATCCGATTACGACAAGCTGTACGAAGAGCTTTCGGCTTACTCAGACACGTTGACCACCGAGCAGCTCATGGACTGGTTCATCGACCTGAACGATCCTGAAACCATCAGCGGATGGACCGAGCGCATCGAAGCCCACAACGCCTACATCGACGTGATGGAGCCGAACAATGCGGTGCTCAGGAACCCGCTTGACGTGGATTCGACGTTCCATATCCGCATCTACGATTACTTCATCGATTTCCATGAGGATAGGGAGATTGTGGACGACTTGGAGTTCACCCCGTCCGACGTGGAGGCGGATGATTGGACGGAGGACATCAAACGGTGTCTTGAGGAAAACGGGTGGCGTCTTGACTCCAAGATCGGAACGGATTCCGATGATTCCGATTTGCTGGTGTTCGATTGCGTCAAGGCGTGACGTATTCCGCTGAAAATCGTTGTTCTGCCGGTTCCAGCGTGTTTTTCATGCTGGAACCGACGTTTTCCGTGTTTTCATGATTGTCTGGAGGTTTGATGACGTTTGGATCGAAGGCCGCTTTTCGTGCGGCACGGGAGCGATGCGGCATCAGTCAGAAGATGCTTGCCGACCGTTTCGGCAATGCCGTGTTGACGGTGAAACGTTGGGAGAAGCCTGGCGAGGCGGACCCACCGGCAGACGCGCAGGCATGGTTGGAAAGTATGCTCACGCAGCATGTCGAAGCGGTCGAGGCCGCTTTGGATGCGGTGAACGAGATGACGGAAACGCAAGGACACGCGCCTAGTCATGTGGGCTTGCTCTACTATCGTTCGCAGGAACACTACGACCGTTACGGACGGGACAAAGGCGATTACGCCATCGTCAATGCCCGCAGCAGGGAGATAGCCGCGATCCTTGAAGCGCAGGGCATCGAAGCGCGGTTCCGTTATCCAGAGGATGATGAAGCCGGTTTCCAACGTTTGGCGAACACTCGCTAAACGCATTTGTTGTTAACAGGGCCATTGTAGACCACTCAGACGTTGCCTGACGCGGTTTGTAACCAGTTGTCCAACAATTCGGCTTCGTTGACTGGCTCGAAACGCCATGCGTCTAATCCGACGTTGATCTCATTGTGATGCCTGCCGAACTCAAGCGGGTCATGCGCGTGCGTGTGTCCGTGCAGGAGCAACGTGTTGTCCATGCGTGGTAGCGCGTATTTGGCTAGATTTGGGTCGTTCCAGTTGGTTGAGAATTGATATTTTGGTTTCGCTTCTTTGAAGTCCTCACGCCATTGGTAGTGGCTTAGCAATACTGGATATGTTCGGGTTCCGTCTCCGCTTGTGATGTCGGTTAATCCGACTTGTCCGACTTCCCCGAACACGCTTGCCAACTTTTCCAGCGTGCGGCTGGAACTGTGCAGTTCGTGGTTGCCGAGGATCAAGTGTCTGCGTTTGCGTGGAACCTGTAGATTCTGGATGCGCATTATCGCCTGATCGACGCTCCACGTGCTGCCGGAACTGATGTCTCCGAGGATGTAGAGTTCGTCTTCCTCGCCAACATACGTGTTGATGCTTCTGATGATGTCGGCATCATGCTTCCGCCAGTCGACACAGTTCTTGAGCGGCTTATGCTCATGTTCGGCTTGTTGTTTGATCGATGCATCCTTAGCGTATCCGGGTAGCGCGTAGCCACGTAATGCAGCCACGAAAGGGTGAGCGAAATGCAAGTCACTGGTAAACCACTTCATTTGTTATCCTTCAACATGTTCCTGTAGATGCATGGGCCTGATAGCGGGTGAATCGTCGGGTTATCAATGTCGAGGTCCACGCGGCATTCCTTGTATATCACGGGAACGTATACGCCTTCATCCTCGATAATCATGATCGCACTGTACTTGGGTTTGTCCTCGTCAATGTGTCCAAAAGGCTTGAAATTCGAGAGGTCGGGGGACGGCTTGCTATCACTTGTAAATACGAATTTCTTCGTGCTTGAAGTGTCATCCACGGTTCTCTACCACCTTCCCGTACTGCTTATCCCACTTGTCCAATGCTTCTAAAATGTTCGGCAGTCCAAAATAGTCGTAGTATTGGCTGTAACGTTCGCCGCTTTTCGTCTCGAATGCGATGGTCAGCATTTCGGGGTCATCGCCACAGGTTTCGCAGACGCAGAATGGCGAATAATCGTAGCCGACTACTCGTACCGGCTGATCGTCGCTTCCGTCGAACAGTTCCGGTGATTCGACTTGCAACACGCGCATCAGCAGTTCGTTCGTTGATTTTCCAGTGGTGTTTTCCGTCATACTCCCCTACTTTCCGTTGACTTCGATTACCAGTTCCGTGTCACCATGAACGGTCGCCTTGATATCGTCATTGAGCTGATTCGACAGGTGCATGATGATGTCGGTGACAGTTTCGTAATTCAGTTTCGGGGCAATGGTGATGTTCCCATAGCCGTCGGGCACGGCTTCGATATCGTTGCTGTACACCGGCATGGAGTATTGCGTCGCTCTTAACTCCTTGAGTTTTCCTGACATGACGATTTCGCAATTGTCTAAAATGATTATCTTCTCGCCTAAGTGCGTGGCGTTCAGATGTTCCGCTGTGATGATTGTCTGCTTGCTCACCAGAGCCAACCTCCCCCGACGAACTGCCAACAGTCCGAGTCCGCTTCAATCTCGATGATTCGCAAGTCCGGGAATTTCTCGCGGGCAAGTTTGGTTACGCGTGTCTCCGCTTGTTCGCGTGTCGTGTAAACGCCCATGATGCTCACGAATCCTGCGGTGTATGATGTTTCGCCCATGTGCATTGGGGTGTCAGTGAACGAATCGGGATTATATGGTTGATCCCGGTACTCGATGTATTCGTTGTGATCCTGTGCGTTCGCAGTTACTAGGTAGATTCGCATGACGCGCTCACTTTCCACTGATTTTGATTGTCTCGCTCATTCCTCGTATCCTCCTACGTATTTCCAGCAATTGGCGTCTAAGACGCATTCGAAGATTTGGAGTTTGTCGAAGTGTTCGCGATCGAGTTCACGGACGCGGTTTTCGGCTTGGTCGCGCGCGGAATAGACGCCCATGATGCTGACCTCCTCGGCGTATCCGCTGTACAAGTATTCGGCCATGGTCCGCCACGAAAACGGAGGTCTGTGGCCATCTGGAATGTAGAAATCGCTGTAGTCGTTTCTGTCTCCGGCGTTTGCGGCCACGATGTAGACTCTCATGATTGCTCCTGTCTTGGGTTGTCGAATATCTGTTTGGCGAGTGTTCTTGTTGTCGGCTCATTTGCCGGTGCTGCCGAATCCTTTATCGCCACGTTCGGTAGAATCCAGTTCGTTGACTGGCTCGAATTGCATGTGCGCGTATGGTAGGAACACGATCTGCGCTATCCGGTCTCCCTCATGGATTTCAAACGCCTGTTCGCCCATGTTTCTGAGGATTACGCCGACTTCGCCACGATAATTGGCATCAATTACACCAGGCGCGTTCATCACGGTGATGTTGTGTTTCAACGCCAAGCCTGAGCGTGGGCAGATTAGGCCGACGTATCCAGCTGGAATAGCCATGTATACGCCTGTGTGTACGAGTGTTTGACTACCCGCGCAGATGATCGTGTCCTCGTTGGAACGTAGGTCTGCTCCACCATCGTTCGCGTGAGCGTAGCCAATATTGTTTGTCTTGCCGCTGATCTGCAATTAGTCTCCGAACTTTTCGAGAATGAGTACGCCTATGACGCCGATAATCCAAGCGATTATCAGGATGATTGTGATACCGGCCAGTGCGAGTAGTGGTATCCAAATGGGTGCGAGCACCCATATCCACGAGTATGGGAATTGGCCCCCGATTTTCAGGAGTGCCAACATGCCGGACAACAG